GTCGGGACGTCCGGCTCGAATGTAGTGCTCCCTGTCTATCAAAGGGTCTTCACCCTTTTTCAGGAAGTACTTCATCATGGCAGCCTCCAAGGTCTCAATATCTGAGGCCGGAGGAGAAGCCTTCACCATAAACCCCTTAACCAAAGGGGAGAAGGTGTCGGGATCCCATCCGTCGACCGTTGGGTCTTCGAATGAGAGCCTGCCAAGAAGAGAAGACTCTGCAGTGACGATCGGGTAAATTGGGAGTATCTTACCCAACCGCTCGTCCAGGTGCGCAGCCGAATTGTAAAGACCAGCCAACCAAAGCTGGTTTCGCAACGAGACTGTCGACACGATCCTCTTTACTTCAAGAGGACTAGTCTTCACATGATGGAGCCGCTGTGGGACAGGGAATTCCTGACGAACGCGGACAATACTGACGTCCGTACCCGCATAGAATTCCTTGCCGCAAGACTCTCTGAATTTTCCTTTCCAGAAAGACTTGCTCGTGTTCACCTTGAAGCCGAACAGCTCAAGGTAGCGAACCACAGAAACCGCATAGTGCACAGGGACAATGATATCGTCTCCGTACACTCGCACTCCGTGCAGCAACCGTTGAATTTCATGACGGCGCTGCGCAGCGGCTGCGGGACCATGCTCTGCAATGTTTGCTTCATCGATGGCCATGGCAATCACTGTCGTGAAAACCATAGCTTCGAATGGAAAACAAAGAGCAGAACCCATAGACGCGAACTTGCTCAACTCCACCACAGTTGGACCGTGGTAGTGATGCGCAGGCACACCAGCACGCAGTGATCGACTTGCAGTCACTGCCTCCCTTACGGAAGGAAAGCGATGCAGAAGGTCTACGACGTGTTGGAAGGAAACGCGATCGGACGCTTCACTCAAATCGAGTGTAGCAAGGGTACCGTAAAGGCTACCTTCACAGGCGAGCTCCTGGTTAGGAAGCTGCTGAGTGAATCCGATCACTGCACTGAGGATTTTATCTGCCTCAATGTAGCTCACGAGAGGTGCCATCAGGCCTTGCTGGATGTATTGCAATCCAGTTGGCTCGAGGGCAATGACTCTCGGTCGTTTCTGCGTCTTGACAACGGTAACGACCCTGCTGGGTCGCTCCATGTCGGGCGACACGTGAGGGACATCATCGAAGCGGTTCTTATACCGCCAGGATGGGAGCACGTATTCTCCATAAGAGAATACCGCTTCGAGCCGTTGGGTCCACTGTCGCTGATTGTACTTACCGTTACCGGTGAGACGATCAGCGGTGTTCCCTGGCCCATGTTTGGGGACGATCTGATGGTCGTAGACATCTTTGTCGAGTTTCGACAGGACATCTGCGAATAACATCAGGCCAAAACGCTTGAACTTCTCCTGGATAGGAGAGCCAAGATAGCTTTGGTCATGGATCGCCACCTCACGGTCAATCTTGATGAAGTCTGCCAAAGCAGCATGGGTGCGCTCTTCAGTGCATTCCAGCTGCATCTTGCCGAACATCAGCGTTAGCTGACGTATCGACTTGATGGAAAAATGGCATGGTTCATCAAGCAGGTCGCCACTACGGCGATCGAACACTTGATCAAGGAAACCCCCAAGAAATGCGGGGAGACCTCCCCTGAACTTCCACGAATGGAAGACCAGGTGCGGATCAACCTGCCCGAGCTCGAGACTTCTTTCAAAGTCCTTGCCAAAGGCAGGAAGGGTGATTGTCAGGAATGACAGTCCCTCGTGTTCAATTCGACTGTCAAGCGTAGTGAAGTCTCTCTCGAGACTTCTCTTGACAGTAGTGCTAGCGCGACAGCTTGTGGCCAGTTCTTCGGCCACAACACGCCAGAACTGCATCAGGCTTTTCACTCTGTGCCTCCTAATAGAGGTAACGGAGGTCCTGCCTCATGACGCTGATGCTCAACTCCCTATAGAACAGGAGTTGTGCCTTGCAGTCCAGGAAGATAGAAGACGAACTCTGTGAACCACCAAAAGTGGCAAACAAAGACGGTCGTGAAGAAAAGAATCTTATTCACGTGCCGAAATCGACTTCTACGAGAGCATCTCAGCTCTCACCACCCAGAAGCTGGGTGACCTTCGAACCAGAAGAGGCCGTAAGATAGGCCGTCAACGCGTCCACGATCTGCTTCGCCTCGGCGACGGTGTACCCCAGAAGGGGCGCATCGACAACAAGGTAGGCGGACATGGAGTAGTTGATGTTGACGCTCCCCACAAGGGGGTCAGCGGCAACCTTTCGGTGATCAAGCCGGATCGTGCGGCGATTCCGCTTCCCACTCGCGTGGGAGACGGTAAGCTTCACGTTTCCGTCATCCTTCTGGAAGATTCCAGAAGACGTGCCGGACGAGACCCTGGGAAGGGTCTGCGCCACAGCATTGATCGTGACGGACTGCGGGTCGGCAAATGCCATGAGGGAGTTCCTAGCGGTTTGGTCGTCTCACGACGATCGGATGGTTGGGACTAACTCAGGAGACTGAGTCAGTCGTTGTACTTGGAGCCACTCTTACCGCGAGCTGCGGCTAGAGCTGCTACGATTGCAGCACGACTCGGTGATAGAGCCAATCCTGCAACCCCGAATCCGTAAGGATTCGCTGGACGGCGCTGTTTCACGGTTTGAACCGTAGTCAGTTTACTGACATACGTCTTACCGGGAACAGAGTTCGAAGTGCCCACTGTTTGACGAGTGATCACATCCGAACGCATTGAATAGCCGTACAGCAGCACGAGGGTATCGCTGGACAACGCGGACATGTTCCGAAGAACATCACCCGTGTTGCCAACCCAGTCGAGACCCCATGACCAGGGCGTCAAATTCCAGAGAACTTCTGGAGTGACGTTCGTACCATAGAGCTTATTGGCTTTCGCCAAGGCTCGTTTGGTCTGACTCTTGAAGTCATCGCCCATCGGTACGTAATACCGAAAAGCGAACTCGCTCCACTCTCGAGTGACGCGAGTGACTGTGGTACTTCCTGCCCAGAACATGCCGGCCATAGTTGGAACGCCAACGGCAGTGCCGTTGACGACATCTGTGGTCTTCACTACTGGGGAATCGTACGATCTGTGAATGTCCTTGCTCGCATTTCTGAGATGTTCATCCCAGATTTGATCGGCTCTCTTTACAGAGTCACCGAACTTGCGAACATCGGCCAGCAGGGGTTTCCATCCGAATTCAACATTCAGATACTCCCCTCCTGCTGCTTTGGCGCGACCAGTCTGTGTTTTCCACGACTGAAAGCCCAGAGCACTCGGAATCCCTTCACGAAAAAGCTCGGCTATGGTAGTCGAGACAGTTGCGTTGGGATTCGTGGGCAAAGAACGTGCCATGGCAGTGGCTCCTTTGGAGTCCATCGATGCATCAGATGCAACCGATGGAGTACCAAAGCCACTGTCGTAGTGCAACACCACTGCGGTACCCTGATAAAGGGTATTTGTACCCGCAGCGTTCTTCTTGAGTACGTCAGCTGCTCCGACTGTATGCCGGGTAGACTGAAGCAACCAAGGCCCACCAGATCTGTAGAGAGGGGGCTTCCGATACTTATGATGTCTGAACGATATCATATCGGTAGTCCCGTAGAACTCTCTGTGATTTGACCCAGGATTGCTGCCTGTTCCGTGAACTTCGCCGTCGAGGCGATCTTCGTGGTAAACTGGCATATTCAGATCCAATCCAGGTCAAACCGATTCGTCAAGGCTGGCAAGTACTCCTCAACGACATGCCCATGCGCCCCGAAGAAGGGGTCCTTAGTGAGAGCAGAATCTGCTCTGCGAGGGAATGTTTGCAGAAAATGGAGCGCCACGCTCTTCGTCGTGGTCCACAAAGCGCTGAGACTTTCGTTGCTCAGGCTCCATTTCCTTGTTGAGGGGGTGAGGGGAAGACCCCCTCGCCAGACCGGCCGCATCCAAGCAGGATGAAGCGTTTCAAATCTGGCAGTGTCGCGCACTTAAGCACTGGCTGGGAGTCCTAACGGGC